AATGGGTGGCGGGTTACTTCAGCTCGTTGCCTATGGCGCCCAAGATGCTTACCTCTCCGGCAATCCTCAGATTACTTTCTGGAAAGGCCTGTACAAGCGCCACACGAACTTCGCGATGGAGTCGTTCCCTGTAACATTTTCCGGACAGGCTGCCTGGAACACCAAGCAGTCGGCGATTCTCGGTCGTCACGCTGACCTTCTCTATTCAACTTACCTCGAGGTAGTTCTTGAAGATGGTCTCTACAACAACGACCAGAACGCGCTTGGGTTTAACCTTATCAAGTATACGGAACTCGAAATCGGTGGTCAGCTGATTGACCGTCTTTATGGCGAGTTCCTTTACCTCTGGTCGGTTCTTACGTTACCTATTGATAAGCTATGCGATCTCCACAGCATGATAGGGGCTCCTAGTGGAATTCCTACTGCTGGTCCTGGCGCTGTAACGCTTGGCGGACAAACAGTTTGTAATAACGGTAGCGGAAAGCCGTCGCTCCCCGACAATATTCTGTATATCCCCCTTTCATTCTTCTATTGCCGTAGCCCCGCTGCCGCGCTTCCTCTCATTGCTCTCCAGTACCACGAAGTAAGAGTCAATGTACACTGGAACGCACAGCAATTTATTGCCGGAGACTTTACAGCGCCTGGTCTTCTAAGACTCCCTGCTCAGCCCCGCCAGGTAACACTGTACGTCGACTACATCTACCTTGATGTAGAGGAGCGCCGTCGTATGGCTCAAGAGTCACACGAGTATCTCATTGAGCAGACGCAGTTCAACGAGGACAAGGGTTTCACGTCATACTCCAACCGCATTGACCTAACTTTTAACCACCCCGTCAAAGAGCTAATCTGGGTGGTCCAACCCGAAGCCTATACAAACTGCGCAGAGACTCGTGTAGCGGGTTCACCTGCCACTCGCCTTACACCTTTTACGTATGATAACAAAGCTGTATACCAACAGAATCTACAAATCAATGGACAGGAACGTATGTCAATGAGATATGGCGACTATTTCAGTAAGGTTCAAAGATTTCAGCACCATAGTGGTGGGTCCGGACTTGCGCTATCAAGTGTAGGCGGCCTTCCTACAGTCCTTGTTGGTGGAAATTTCCAACATAATATTTACTCGTATTCGTTTGCTATCCGCCCTGAGGAGCACCAGCCTTCAGGCACATGCAACTTCTCACGTATTGATACAGCTACTCTTGTTCTTGAGATGGACGGTGCGCGAGCAGTATCAAATACCGCCCCATGGAATGTCCGCATGTATGCCATCAACTACAACATTCTTCGCGTAATGTCGGGTATGGCGGGTCTTGCCTATTCAAATTAAGTTAGCTTTATTAAATAATGGAAGCGGATAAGCTTCTTATAGTAGCACATCCAGATGATGAAATTCTCTGGGGTGGTGGAAATTTATTAGCACAACCAGGATGGTTTGTTTTATGCTCTACGCATTTGAACGATCCTGTTCGATCAGCTGAGTTTTATAATACCATGTCTTACTGCAATGTCAATCAGTATGTTCTGTGCGACGTTGACGATAAATATACAGACGACCCAGACGAAGCGAATAGATTGTATGATGGCAGTTCGTTCGATAAGGCACTCAAAAATCTGTCGCACAAACCATGGAAATTAGTTTTATCGCACAACGAAGCGGGAGAGTACGGACACGAGCATCACAAAAAGGTTCATCGCATGGTGAGAGGATACTTTCCAGGAGCCAAGTTTTTTACTCCAGGAGCCAAGTTATCTGCCAAAATACTCGAAGAGAAAAGAGAAGCTCTTCTCTACTATCGCAAGACACAGGACATATGCAAAAAGATATTTAATAGACGCGGCGGACAATTAAAAGCTACGGAAAAGGACCATTTCTTTAACGAAAAAATATTTGTAAAGCCGGTGAATGAAATTTCACCCATTGTTCATCAGATATGGTTTGGTAAACCACTGGCCCCAGAAACAATACGATTCAATCTAATGAAGGGTGTCAAAGATGTAGCTCATCAAAATGGTTTTCAATACAAGTGCTGGACAAATGATGATTTAACACCGCAAAATCTTCCTTTAACGTTTGAATTTATCAAACTCGCTATGCAAAAAGGAGAAGAGCATGGTCAATCTCGCTTTGCCCAGGTGGCCGACTTGGCACGTCTTGAGTTTCTTCACAGATTTGGAGGTATCTATCTGGACTCCTTGTTCGAAATAGGACCCAAGTTTCTGGCCTTTATTCACAAGAATAGAGGACATCAAATGGTTGTTGCGAACGAAGACCCATGTAAGTTAGACTGTAAAGGAGCGGGTGGAAAACCTTATATGTCCAACGGCTTCTTTGCGTGTGTTCCTGGTTGTTCGAATCTTAAGAAGCTTTTGAACTACGATGTTCTGGAAAATATAGATTTTGATAGTCAATATATTAACCAGACAACCGGTCCATACTTCTTTCGTTCTGCCTTAAGTCCAAAAGACGATATTGTAGTTCTCGATACTGAACTTATATATCCATTTATGGTGAATGATTCAGAATATCGCAAGGGACAGCCAAATGGATGTATTACAGCAGGAGATAAGCTTCTTCACAACTGTTTAGAAAAAAAGTATAAACACTCACTCACTGTTTATCATTCTGGCTTTGGGGGGTCATGGAGCTGGTAACCTTCATCTTTTCGAGATAAAGAATCGCGTCCATCAGTTCCTCCTGCATATGGTTTACCCAACTTAAAAAGGGAAGATTATTTCCTTCTAAGGTTGTGCCGTATTTCTTCTGACCAAACTCCGATCTCTGCTGAAATCTGTCGATAACGGTCTTAACAATTGGGTCCATTACTTTCATACATTTGTAGTGTTAAAACTGTCTACCAGAACTCGATAGCCTCCGATGTTACCTCTCTTCCCGCATCTTCCTCATTGATTTCGTCAATGCGAGTATTCGCGGCCTTCAAATCAGCCTCAAACACAGACTGGTCTTCTTCGCCGCCCTCTGGTAACTTTGTCTCATCAATCAGAATATCTACAAATCCAGTGCCACATGGAGGCTTCTGTCCAAACATGATGTTCGCAGAGACACCCTTCATGTTATCATAGTCAGCCGACAGGGCAGCATTGAACAGAATCTTGGAGGTCTCCTCGAAAGAAGACTTTGCGAGAACTCCGTTATCACCCTTGTTCATACCGAACCGATTCGCCTCCATGATACGTCCAAGGTAGGTCATCGTATCTACCAGCGTAATCATATGGTGATAGTTGACAGACTCAGTCGCAAACGACTCTGTGAACTCTTCGTAAAGAGCTACGCGAACCGTCTCGATACCGAAGATGTCCATAACCTCGTGAAGGTCATTCGAGAAAGAACGGTAGGGATCAACACCTTCGATCGTTGAGAGATCCAACAGGTTCGTTCCCTCCGCATCAAGAACATACTGCTTCGTAGGTGTCCAGCCGCCCAACTTCTCATCATAAAGAAGCTCGTTATTAACCTCACGAAGGTAGACACGTCCGATGCCTTCTACTCCGGTGAGAACAGTGTCAAGAAGTCTGTCCTCGATGAAACGCAGAGAGAGTGCGTTCTTTACGACGTCCGTTCCAAACACGATTCTGAGAATCATCTTGCCTGGAGTATTCGTATCGGAATGAATGCACTTGAAGATTTTGAGTGACTTGTTGTTGTCAATCTTGGTTGCGATGAGTGGCATATCAGTTACCTGACGAGCAGCCATCTCTAGACTATCAAGTTCAAGTCTCATAATCCATGGCGAGATACAGGCATCGCCGTTATCAAGTGAGAATCTCTCGTACGAAGCGAGAATCTCACGATCTTCCTGTACAACACTCTCGGACGTCGGGTCATAGTAGATACGAACCGACTTCGTAATATCTCGAAGCGTCGTCTTCTGAACATCGCGCATCTTCGAGATGGCCGAATCCTGCGAGTTTGAGATAGACGGGTCAAGATAGATTGTATTACCTGGGTTCTTTGGGCTGTGAGAAGCACTCAACAGCTCTACAATACGAGGAACACCGGCCGTAGCATTCGCCTTCGCAGTTCCCGCAGAGTGGAACGTGTTCAGTGTGAGCTGAGTCGTAGGCTCTCCGATATACTGCGCTGACTGAGTTCCGACCATCTCTCCTGCGTGGACTAGACTCTTCATATACCGAAACTTAATCTCGACAAGAAGATCATCGAACAGACGCTTGCTGAATCTGTGAACCAGAATTGACTTCTTAGGAGCTAGAAAGTAGCGAAGAAGAATCTGGAAGAGTTTGTTGTGCTTCATCCAAGGCTCGGCGTACAGCTTTTCGAGTTCAGCTACGATATAACTTGGCGTAAGCTCGGTCTTGGTAGCGTAGGGATTCGCGTACTTCTCTACAAGACGCTTAAGATTGACCGGTGAAGTCACTGTGGTATTCTTCTTGAAGCGGAACACATTCTTTACGAGATCTTCGCGATCCTTCAGAAGCTGCTCGACTAGGTCAGGGGGATTCTCACCTACATCTCCCTTAACAAGTGTCTCATAATCTGACTTGGAGGTCGCAAACTCACGATAGAGCTGCTCCATAGACATAACTCCCAGTTCAATCTGCTGAAACTCGGTACAGACGCTGTCAATTCCGTCACCTCCGTACCGGTGCTGAAAGATTGTTCCTTGAGCATTACGAACCGTGCCATCATACTCAACGTGAAGGTCCTCCATGGTCTTAACCAGGCGGCGCTGGATATAACCTGAGTCTGACGTCTTTACAGCAGTATCGATAAGACCCTCACGGCCACCCATGGCGTGGAAGAAGAACTCAGCAGGGCGAATGCCGGCAATGAATGAGTTCTCTACGAAACCGCGAGACTCAACACCATCATCGAACTTCGGAAAGTGAGGAAGCGTGCGGTCCTGGAGGGTATACTGAATACGTCTGCCAGCAACCATCTGCTGACCCAGAAGACCCAACATCTGAGTAATGTTCAGGTTAGAGCCTTTGGCTCCCGAATCAACCATCTGAACCATGCGGTTATCCTTGGGAAGACTCTTCATCGAATTCTCACCAATCTCAGCCGTGACGGCCTTGAGTGCATTAGAAATCTGGTTCTCTAGCTCATCGCCGTCTGAACGACCCGAACTATTGAGGAAGGTTCCTGCATGAACGGATGATAGAATGGCAGACACCTTGTCACGTCCATTCTTTAGAGACTCCTTGATTCCAGCATCGGTCTCGGCGTTCGTAATGAGGTCGGATGGTCCAGTAGAGAATCCGGTAAAGAGATTGAACTTTGTTACGATATTCTGAACATCGTTGATAAACTGACCAGCTCTCGTGGGACCGAAATCTGAGTTAATCATGTGAACGAGTCCAGAGC